ACGAAACACGCCGACTGTAATAAGTTGTTTAAAAAATTAACAGGCAAAGAAATGAGAAGTTTTAAAGACTTGAATGTCGCTTACAAGCCGGAGGACGGCAAGAAGCGATTTCCCGGCGTGGTGGTAAGCATCCGGGAACTGGTAAACTTACCGATTGTAGTGAAGGACTTCGAAACAGGTATCAAGACCGAGCAGGGAGAAGACCGCTGTATTGTGGCCATTGAAGTGAACGGTGAGGCAAAGAAGTTCTTCACCAACAGCGAGGAAATGAAGAATATTCTCGCACAAGTGAAAGAAATGCCGGATGGCTTTCCGTTTGAAACGACCATCAAGACAGAGACCTTCGGCAAAGGTAGAACAAAATACGTGTTTACATGAGAAGAGTTGAAGGAAGTGCCGGTGTGTCGCTGATGGAATGCACGAACCCGGTTAAAGACAAATGGCGCATCCGCTGGGATGTGCAGGAGAAAGAGAACGGCTCTGCCTCCTACATGGAAGAGGAGTTTAACCATAAACCTACCGGCGAGGAAATTCGCACATTGGTTATGTCCTGGTATAACAGACAGACTGATGCAGCTATCCTGTCCGGATTCACCTATAATGGTGCCTCTGTATGGCTTTCTACGGAGAACCAGTACAACTATAAGGTTGCATACGATTTAGCCGTTCAGACGGGCGGAGAAACCCTGCCAGTGACGTTTAAGTTTGGTTCGGATGAACAACCGGAATACCATACTTTTACCCAGTTAGATGAACTGAAAGACTTCTATACAAAAGCAGTAGGATTCATTCAGAAAGTTCTGGCTGAAGGCTGGAAAAAGAAGGATAAATTCAAATTGGATTTGTACCGGATTGAATGATTGACAATCCCTTCGGGGGAGGGATAAAAAAAGCCCCCGGCCTGTTAATATAGACGCCAATCATTTATTAACACAAAACGCCACGAGAGTGCGCGACCGGGGGCAATGCCCTCTGCCGCACTCTCGTGGCGTTTTTACGCATTAAATAAATGATTGGCATTGCAAAAGTACAAAAATGATTGGATATGACATTGTTTGAAGCACTTAAATTTAACAGAAAACCGCTTGAATTGCTTATAAGTTTGGGCGGCAAGCAGGATGACCTTCGATTCATAGACTTATATACAGAGTATGAGGTCATGAAAAATCGGGGTGAGAAGACCACTTATGCGGTGGCTTTTTTGGCAAATAAATATTCAGTAAGCGAACGCAAGGTGTATGATATTATCAAACGGTTTGGAAAGCACTGCACGCTCGGTGCAGTGTGATTAATATGCCGGAGATACCTTGTGTTATCTGATGGGGCTAACTTTGCACAGACAAAAATCAATAGCTTATGAATAAGTATTACCAGACATTAGACAAGATACTCCAAACGGGCAAGACCCAAACCAACAAGAAAGGCTGTATCAAATACCTATTGAACGAAAGGCTCATGCTGACCCCAGCTGATTTACTTGATATATTTGAATGTCATGGGATAGCCAGAAAGAAACTGAAAGAAGAATTGAAACTGTTTATGCAGGGTATTCGGGATGTGGAAAGATATAAGGAGGCAGGTATTACCTGGTGGGACTATTGTGGCCATACCCTTGTGAATAGCTACCCCACTTACTTTGAAAAGCTTCCACCCCTTATAGCTAAGATTAACCGGGAAAAGCGCAACAGCAAGAACTATGTTCTGTTTCTTGGAGAGACCGGGGTGGAAAGCAACCAGGCACCCTGCCTGAGCCTTGTGCAGTTCCAGATTGAAGAGGGGGAACTGGTATTATCTGCATACCAGCGCAGTTCTGATGCCAACCTTGGGCTTCCGGCTGATATTTATCATCTTTATCTGATGGCAAGACAGGTGGAACTTCCCCTGAAATCCATAACTCTTAACCTTGGGAATGTGCATATATATGAAAATAACATTGACCTGACTCTGGAACTGTTATCCGGAGTTGAAAACATTAAATTTGACTTGAACGTATGAAGAATATGAATTTATCTGCACCACTGCCATTTGTAGGCCAAAAAAGAATGTTTGCTAAAGAATTTATAAAGGTTTTAGACCTGTTCCCTGATGATACGGTTTTCGTAGATCTGTTTGGTGGCTCAGGCTTACTTTCCCATATTACAAAAAGGATGAAACCAGCTGCCACTGTTGTCTATAACGATTTTGATAACTACCGATTTAGGCTGGCTCATATTCCACATACAAATAAGCTTTTAGCCGACATTAGATCGCTCGTAGGGGATTCGGTACCCAAACATAAGGCAATCAAGGGAAAACTAAGGGAATGCGTTTTAAAGCGTATTGAAGAAGAGGAAGCGAGTGTGGGGTATGTGGACTTCATTACTCTATCGTCATCCCTTATGTTCTCTATGAAATATAAGTTGTCTGTGGAGGAAATGAGCAAGGAAGTTCTTTATAACAATATCCGTAAGAATGGATACCCTGAATCATTGGACTATTTAGAAGGGCTGGAAATCGTTTCATGCGACTACAAAGAGGTCTATAATCAATATAAGGACGTACCTGGAGTGGTGTTTTTAATTGATCCTCCTTATCTATCCACTGATGTCGGAACGTACAACATGTATTGGCGTATGTCCGATTACTTAGATGTTTTAAAAGTCCTCGAAGGTCATTCATTCGTTTATTTTACATCAAACAAATCATCTATAATTGAATTGTGTGAGTGGATTGGGGCAAATAAAACCATCGGAAATCCATTTGAAGGCTGCACAAAAAGAGAATTCAATGCCCACATGAATTATTCTGCAGGATACACTGATATAATGTTGTTTAAAAAGCAAGGCATTCCCATTGATAAAATGGCAGCTTAACTACTAACAAAGATACGTTTTTTCAATCAGTTAGACTAATTATTAAAGCATTATTTTAATGCCGTTATAAAGTCATTTTTATGAAACTATAAAGCCGGAACAGAGGTCTTCATTAACCTTTTGCTCCGGCTTTATAAGTGTTGTGTGCAGCCTTTTTTTTGAACGCTTCGTTTTGTTCTTTTGCCTGAAAATTGAACGCTTCGTTCCGGATTCGGCGGAAATTTGGATTTGCGGATTATAGCGTAAAGCATGACTCGGAATCTTACGTTAAGAAAGTAAAGGTTCTTGAATATTCAGTTATTTTCCAGAATCTAATAAGTAATTCTCGAAAGAATAACGCAACTCAAGTATTTGTTTCATTTCAAAGAAAAGAAAGGAGTGTTGTTATTGACTTTTCTGATGACGGTGATGGAGTAGATCTTATCCGCTTCACTCCTGAAACGATTTTTGAAGTAGGAGTAACAAATAGACCAGGTGGTCATGGAATTGGTTTAAGTACCATACGGAATACTTTAGAAAGAGATATGAATGGTACTATCTGTTTTTTAGGTAATAATATTAATAAACTTAAAGGAGCAACATTCCGTATAATACTACAATAATATGAAAAAGAAAGTAACTGTTCTTATTATTGATGATGTTGATCAGTCAAAAATAATAGATGCACTTAATAAACAGCTTAAAAGAACATGTGAATTTGAGGCAATAAGTATTCGTACTACAGATGTTGAGTTAAGAGAAGATGGCTCAGATCATCTTGATGTCATAAAGTTGAAAGAACGCATAAAGGATTTAATTAGTTCTAAACATATAAATTGGGCATTGACAGATTTTAATCTTTCAGAAGATGATATTGATGGTATTGATGTAGTAGAAATATTGACAGAATTACGTAAAAATCTTAAGATTATTATGTATTCAGGCAATAGGAAAGCTGTAGTCAAACGTGTTTTGGGAAAAGTTAAATTACAAGAAGCAACAGAAGAAGAAATAGTTGAAGCTGTTCGAAAACTGATGGAATATCAAATAATTGACTATGTCAAACGTGATGAATATAAAGATAAATTAATAGAACTGATAAACCGTGATGATGAACCGACCGTACATGATTATTTTTTAGAGCAGTTACGTCAACATTCAGAAATGGAATTTAAATCATGTTATGCTCCTTTAAAAGGTAAAACTTTAGGTGAAATTGCAGACATGATTGAAAAGCAATCAGACAAGCGTGTCGATTCCTGGACTCAGGAATTAGTAGAACAAACTATAGCATATTTAGTAAAAATCAATGAATAAGACAGTTTGCATATACCCCAAAGATGAATCTACGGATTTTCTCTCTCCTTTATATGACTTTTTATGTGAAAAAGGATGTGAAGGATTGCACAAAGATACAACGGAAAATACAGATGAAGCATATGCTTTAATTAAAGAGGCTGATAGTATTATTTTTCTAGGTCATGGTGCTTCTGATACATTATATGGTTCGCCACAAGATGGAGAATTTACAGTGCTGATAAACGAAACTAATATACAAGAACTACTTTATGGAAAAAGATGTTTTATATTAGCATGTAATTCTTATGAGTTCTGTGAAAATTATAATTTAACTTCTTTCATAGGTTTTGGAAATATGCCTACAGGAATAGTTGATGTTAAAATTGCAATGGAAGCTGATACTACTTTTCCTAGTCTTGAAAAAGAAGATATTGATACATATGATGCGGCATTAGTATCTTTATTAATAAGAGCGTTTAATGTAGCCTGGTTAACTGATATGGAAAAGCTATATTCAAAAATAAGACTTTACGCCAATGTTGAGATTGGAGAATGTCTAATAAATAAGCCGTGTAAGATGTTTAGGGAGGTTGCAGATTTACTTCAAGATTTTAAAAATGATTGTACTTACTGTCCGTAACAAGGTTACAATCATATTTTTGTTGAAACTATATTACCATATACCTGTTTCTGATACGCCCAATCTTCTGAAGCAGTTTCATTCTCAACTTTTCCGGAAAAGTAATCTCCACCTTATCACCAAGAGCCAGGATTTCATCCACCAGCTCGTCAGTCACAAGAAGAGTGTAATCAAATGACGTAAAAGTCCCCATATCATTCCTTTCTACCTGAGAATGGTGGAAAGGATGCTTTCTCAGATAATCTGCAAATGGACCATAAGCCCTTAGTGTAACCTCTTCCGGCTGCTGTCCGGTTGGGGCTACAACACCAATGGAGTCTGAAAGACGTTTGGCAAGGGAAAATTTGGTAAGTATTCGGCCAACTACAGGTATTAAACCTTTATATACAACAATAGCGACTGTCACTATGAACCTAATAGTAT